AGCCGAGGCACTTTGAGCCGCAGTCAATGCAACGTGAGCATCAGCCGTCAGCAGGACCACTTTTCGGTATGCGTCATACCCTTCGCTTGCTTGCCTCACCAACCGGATCGCCCCGGTGAATACTTGAGTCGTCCCCTGGATGGTCAGAAGCGCATCGGTCAGCTTTTGCAGGTCTTTTTCCCCGACCAAGCCGAGATACTTGAAGCCGTTTGCAAACCGCATCAGGGCCTCGGATCCTTCCGAGAATGCCGAGACCACTCGACCGACCGATGCACCGATCTTCGCGTTGTTCGCAGCAGAAGCAGCAGCAGCACGGGACTCTTCTAAGTCAATCCTTTTTAGGTGTTCAAGTCTCTGTTTGACCTGAGCCTCCTGCTCTTTCTTCTCGGCAATCTTGAAGGCAATTTTTGCGTCGTGGATTTCCTTCTCAACAGCCTCTTCTTCTCGTTTCAGATCAATGACCAAGTTCAAAAGGTCTTGCGAATGTTTCTTGCCTCCGTGGAGCCTTGCTTGCTCTAGCCTTTCTTCGGCCTCGATACGGCGCTTGACGATATCGATGCGAGCTAAGTTCGCATGAATCAGGTCTGCACGTTCCTTGTCGGCATTGACCGATATCATGCTGGCTTGCTTTTGCTCAAGCTCAGCAATTTGCTCCTTGGTCGTTTTAGTGGTTTCGACAGCCGTGTTTTGAACCGCAAGGTAGGAAGCTGTCCACGATTTGACCATTTCCTCAGCAGATTGCTTTTCAGCATCGCTAAGCGGCTTTGTCGCTTGTTCAATCGTCGCGCTCGAAGATTGCTTTGCAGCAGCCGATTTAGACTCACCCGCAGTGGTCCAGGCTTGAACGATTTCAGAAGCAGAGCTTTTTTCAAAGTCGACTGTTTTTTTTACTGACTCAGCTACCGCGCTCGCAGTCGCTTGAGCTGCCGCCGTTGCTGTTGCTTGAACCGCAGCCGATGATTGTTGCTGAGTACCAACGATTTCAGCAGCCGATTTAGCTATCGCGTCGCTGATTGTTTTTGCTGCTTGGGCTTGCGATTGCTCGACCGTCTTCGAGAAGTTTTCAACGACGGATTTAGCAGTCGGGTCGACCTGAGCTTTCAGAGTGAATATCACGCCACGTTCGGCATTTTCAGCCATGGAAAGCAGCTCCCATTCCGAGGATTAAATTCTCCATAGTGTTTTTATTCACTCGTTCCTCGATCTCTCGCAGTTGGCCGAACGTCTCAGCAAGCCACCAATCGCGTCGCTCGGCCTCGTTTAGCATTGCACCGCCGCTTGCCCTCGATGCCAAGTACAGACTGATCACCGCCTCTTGGCTTGGGTTCAGGTCTGGCTTGTCATTGTAGTGACCCTTCGCGCACCCAATCGACGATTCGCATGGCGTCTTGTGCGTTCGGGGAGCGTAGCCCTTACCGTCCCGAGCCTTGATCGGTTGGCCGGACTCTTCGTCGAACATGATTTGTCGGCAAATATCGCAGGACCGAGCCGCCAGTGCAGGATTGACCAGCCGCAGCGAAAATGCCGTTGCTATTTTTTTTGCTCGCCCTCAGCCGATCCGGTTTCGCCATCGCCGAGGAACTCAGCAGGAATCTCGGCCGAGGGGTCTGATTGCACGATGATGAAATAGATCTTGAGCAACAAAGGATGCGTCAGCATTTTCACGTGAGCCGCATCGCAAGGATCGCTCACCGACCATGAAGTGATCCAAGCCGCGACGAACGCCTGCATGGTTGCGACCAGCTTGTCAGGATCGCCGGTACATGCCGAGAACTGCTTGTGCTGATGCTCGCACTCGACCGGCCCTGGTCGACGATACCGGAAGAAAAACGAAGGATACAAACCTTCCTTCTCCTTCACGAATGCAGGACACGCAACACCGGCTCGAACCAACGGGTCTTTCCAACTCATAGCAACCTCAATAAAAAAAGGGGACTGAAAGCCCCCTGAGTATAGCCGCTGGAATCAAGCACGCTATGACTTGACCACGTGGATCTGGTTGTCAGCCGTGTTGGTCGTCGTGTTCGCCTTGCGGAAAGCCTCGAACGTAAGAGCCTGATTGATCCGTCCTCGACCTGGGACCGTCGGCCCACCGCTCATCCACTTGAGATTGCCGAAGTTGAACGAATAACTGGTCGTTCCGTCCGAGATCACCAAAGACGCTTCGCCACCGGCCAAAGCCGCATCGTAAAGAGCCGAGGTGTCCGACCTGAAAGCAGTCTGAACCGACAACTGAACGATCTGGTCTTGGGACTCGAATCGCGTTGGGGTCAACGAATTTTCGTACTGGTTCGGATCCAGCGCATTGTCGATCGACAGGCTGAACGATTGAATTTTGTACGCCGTCGATGCGTAGTTCAACGCGCAGTCAGCAAGCACAAACGCCGTCCCGCATTCAGGCACCGGACTGGTTGGATACGTCGATCCGAGCACTTCTTCGAGTTCTCCGACGCACGCGACGTTCCAATTTAAATACTGTGATTCCTGGCCCGAGATTTCAAGCGAAGTGATCCGCAGTTTGTTGTACTGGTAGATCGCCGCGACCTTATCCAGAAGTGCATACCAGTTTGGAATCGTTTCGGTTGGAATGTACGGACTCGCCCCGGTGTGGCCTAGCGTTCGAGTCAGGAACCAATCGATTTCCTGAACGCCGAAGTTCCCGGAAATGTTCCCACCGGATTTATCGGTCAGCGTCCTAGCCCGGCAGCTTGCCCTCTGGCGTGTCCCTCGATGCCCTTGATGAATCCCAACGGTTCGCTGTCCGACCAACGAACACTCGTTGAACGCGACCCCGATACCGCTGGCCCAGGTCGTGGAGTCGGAAACGATTAAACGGCTTGCGGTTGCTTGGGACATTCGACTTGCTCCGAGGGTTTAGATTTCACCGGATTCTACTTGGTTCCTGCTCACCCCGGATTGCCGAAGTACGGCAGGCGGTCTGGACCTCGGTAGTGCAGGACCCTCTCGTATGGACACGGATACCGATCCGAGGGAACAACGTCCGACGCGTCGAAGTGGAAGCACGAACGATGAATCGCCCTGGCTTCATCTTCCGATTCGCACACGGCAAGCCGACCGTCGACAATCCAAACTCCATCGATTGTCGCCTTGGTTTCGGTCGTTGCAGGGGCCTGAATCGTGCTGCTGACCACATCGATCGCCGGTTCGGATTCTGTAAACGTTTCCAAGACTGGTTCAATTTTCTCAGGCTTTTTGCTCATAACGTCCTCGCGTCTAATCGGTTCATTGTGCATCGGATCGAAACAATACAGGAGCTAGCATCATACCCGCCCTCGAACGCCGGATCGACGAACGGGGTAGCAAATCTGAGTTCTAACGCTTGAATTTTGGTCGATGGGAACTTCCCGGCAGTCGTCGCCGCATCGAGCGCAGTCTGGGCAGTCGTGCGGATTGAAACCGGCATCTGACCGTGAGCCTTGTTCGACAGAATGTTTTCGACTCGTTCGATCGCCCCCAGGTGTGATTCCATTCCAGCCGTCAGGTCCGAGTCCGAAGGGTCGGAGACGACAACTAGGAACCGGAATAGCCGTTCGTCCTGAGCATTCTCCCCAGGTGCTTCTTCGGTCTGCAACGGACAGACGCATCCACCTGCTACCCAGGTCCGACCGCGGTTATAGGGTTTTTTCCGAAACACGAACGCTCGAGCCGAAAGATCAGCGTCAGCGTTGAGCGTTGCGACGATCGCATCGCCAAGAATTTTCATCCGAGATCCGAGCATTTATCTTCTCATTTCTTTTGAGTCATCAGGATGCCATAGCGATTGATTCAACTCGACCCGCCGCCGCAGGACTTCGACCTTCTCAAGACTCCCGCATGGTGCTGACGTAGGAACAGGCTCGTTACGGGGTTCCGGTTCCGAATAATCGAGACGCGACCTCATCTGCGAATCTTTCGTGGACTTGATCGACATACGAACCCTCTAGCCACAGGAACGGTCTGGCAGGAATTGGATGCGGCCCGGAAGTCCCGAACTGTTGATACGGTGCGTAAAAAAGCGACGTTCCGATTATCGCTTCGTTCCGCATTATATCCTCAATGCGACCTTCCGATCCAGACTGAGTAACCGAGCGTTTCATCGCACCGGTCAGGATCAGCAACGGATGCGGCCCATGCAGCGCGATAGTCATCGGGGAGTGCGGTGGCCACGTTCCATACGGCGCACGAGTCTGATCGAAGTTAGACGCGAAGCCTTCGTGGACAGGTTCAAGCAGGGCAGTCCACACCGGAGCGAAGTCGAATGACTGTAACTGTGCCATCAACTCGTCGAGCGAATCGCCAATCCTTTCGATCGTTATGTCTTTCATTCTTCCTTGGTCGTCTTTCGGACAACGCATCTCCACTGAGCAAAGTCCACGTTTCGTTTGATCGACTTAATGATCCAGTCGGTATCGAACGCCGCGAAAATGTCTCCGATTTTCGGAACGATGATTTGGTTCGTTGTATCGACCAGCGTCTCGGCCCAAACGACCAGGGTCATATCTTCCGGCTCCCATCCGAAGGTTGCCGCCGCGATTGCGACCTCTCGATCGGTCAGAGCAGAACGCTTCGCCTTGGCAACGTTTGCAGAAACCACCTGAGTTGTGTACCGCTGAGGACCGAAAGAGAACGTCACATTTTCAATTCCGTCGAGATACACCCAGTCGTCCTCGTAGTCGACCGAGAGCAAGTTCGGAACGCTCCCGGCCCCTGGAGTCGGAGCAGGACCACCCCCGGAGCAGCCAAAGAAATCACAAAATGTAGTGACGACAGCCATGGTTAGACCTTGTTGATCGTAACGTCGATTTGGTTTGCAGGGCTATTCCATCGCTGAACGTCACCGTACTTGAAAAGACCGACCGTGACTTTCGTTACTGCCGAAGCAGCGATTTTATCGCCGGTAATCGCGTTGTTTGCAATCGCACCCTCATTGATCCAGCCAGCAGGAGCATTTGCCCCGAGCGTCTGTAACGGAGCTTGGCCAGCCGCATAAGCCCCTACTGTGACCTGGAAGCTGAACTCAGAAAGAGTTCGACCTGCTCTTGTCCACACTGCTTCGGCATTTGCCGCTGAGGTTGGAATATCACTCACCGCCGCAGGGTTCGCAGGCAAGTTGTCGGTCTTGAGCTTGATGGCATTAAGTATCGTCAGCGTGTCATAATCGACCACAGCACCGATCCACTCGATGTACCGAGCCTCAGTCGATACCGCACCAGAGACCGCTATCCGGAGGCTCTCCGCAGCGTGCGTAGACGGAACCGAATAAGTGAACGTGTAGCGACCCGTCGAAGGGTTCGAGACCGCCGACAAGTTTCCTGATCGATTCGTCCCAGCCGCATTTGCAGCCGTGATCGTTGGCGATGCGTCCAGAGCTACTAGCTTGTCTTCATCGTCTTTCACAACCACTGTGAAGGCATAGACCGTCG